TGTTGTTAAATTTAGATGATACTTTACTAATAGCTTGTGTATTAGTATTATCAAATCCAATGTTTAACCAACCTGATGCTTCAGTAGTTACAGCTCTTGAGAATTGCGCAGCGCCTCTCTCACCTGTACGTAACATAAATTTACGTTCTGTGAAATCTAGTTTACCTTCTACTAATTCAGAAAGTAAGTCCTCTAAGATTCTGATAGAAAACTTGTTGTAAGTAGTAGTGTTACTAACTTCCATTTGCTCTCTAATTCCAGATCCTGCTTTGATTTCAATATTAGAATTTCCTTTGTTTAAGAATCTTCCATTTTCGTCTCTGTTTGTTCTACCGAACATAAGAGTTCTAGCTTTAATACGAGAAAGAGATTTCTCAAATTGCCAGTATACTTCTTGCATCCAAGTTGTTGACTTGTGAACTTTTCCTGTATTAGGATCTCTAGTTTCAATGCCAGCAAAATAAACAGGCTTCACTTTAACATCAATCATTGCTCCTGAAACTTTATGTTCCATTCTTAAAGTAGAAACACTGTTTCTCATTAAGTAAGGAGAAGTAAATTGAATGTCCGCACCTCTTGTAGATAGTTCGTCTTCAACGTAAGCAGATTCAATACTAAATCTATTACCTCCAATTAATTCATCACCAGGAACTCCTGCTAATGTTTCTTGCCCACCAAATATTTCAGCAGTATACACATAGTTACCACCTTCTTCAACCGCATCAGATATAAGTCTGAATTGATAAATATCAGGCCTAAGACCAGCGATAATGTGTACTTGACTAAAATACTGCTCACCGAATACTAATTCAATGTGCGTTCTAGCAGCACCAACACCAGTATCTGAATCAGTTACTACAGCTCCATTATAACGTGCTTCCACTAAAGGAATATTACGTTCATCACTACCTACTACTTTCCATACAAAATCATCAGAAGTTTCTAGAACTTTCTCAGGAAAAAGTGAGAGGGTAGTGTCTAGGTTTTTCATTCCAGAATTTTGTAAAAGTACAGTTGTAAGAGGTGATACTAATTGAGGCTGTGAACCAAAAATTGCACCAATGTGGTTTTTTAATGTTAAACCTGACCAGGATTTTCCTTTGGTCATTACAAATTTTGCTAAACTCATTTTTTAAATTTTAATTAATTTTTTTTTATGTTAAATTACAATTTCAGAACCTATTCCACCATAACTATCTGGGTCACTTAAAAAGCTTGGACTACCAGATCCTTCAAATTTATTAGATCTTAATTGTTTTTCTAATTTACTTATAGCAGTACTTTCTGATTTACTTACAATTTTTGAAAAATCTGAAAATCCTTTTGTAATTTCATATAAGTAATATAATTTAGTATCAAAATCAACAGGATTAGTTCTCCTGTCTTTCATTAGTTGGTTTTCCATGATTCCGTTCTCATTTTTTCCAACTACTTTAGTAATACTAGAATATATTTTATCTTGTATTGTTTTATTTAATTTTACTCCTTTTATAATTTCAGAAGTATTGTAAATAGAATTTTTTAAATCATTATCAATTTTTTCTTGAGCAGCATCATTAGCTTGTTGACTTGCTTGTCTCTCTACTGATAATTTTTCTAATCTTTTACCTTCAACTATTTTTAAACTTTCTAAAGCTTCTTTAGCATCTTCTAGTAACGTTTCGTCACCAGCATCAATTGATTTCTTTAAAAGTCTCATTGCTCTTGTTTCATCTATACCTTGAGCAATATAATCTTGATAAATAATTTTTTTACTTAATTCGACATCTCCAGTTAACGCTTCATCATCAATACCTTCTAATGTTCCAATGTTATCTTGGTGCTGTTGGTATTCTGATAAAGTAATGCCTTTTTCTAAAGCATCATAACCTTGTTCTCCAATTTTGTCTAATAAATATTGTTTTACTTGATTGGTAATTTCTGATTTAAATGCAGTTGATAAATCATCTACATTTTCAATTTTTGTGTCACCAAGAAGATCCAGAGAGGGCAGTAAACCCTGTTCACTTAAAACTGATGCAAAGGAAGAATAAATGTTGGGAGAACTATCTTCATCAATTTCTTCACCCTCTTCTGTATCGCCTTCCTCAATTACTTCCTCCGAACCTTCGTCCTCATTGAGATTATCTATATTTAAGTCATCATCATCTGATAACCCATCATTATCTTCTGCAGAATCGTCATCATCGTAATCTGCTGGGTCTGCTTCAAGGTTAATCTCAAAGTTACTTGCATTATCAAATAAACCCATTCCAAGTGTATCGTTATTTTCTTCCATAATATTTTATTCTCCCGTTAATAGACAAATATAACCTTTTTTATTACAAATGTCAATACAAATTGTTATAATTAATTTAAATTATGTATTTCTTAATAGCTATTTTATGTAGCTTTTTTTTGTTTAGATACTATAATTTTTTTATCTTCGCGTTCCATTTTATCAGAATGTTTTTTCATGTCATCATCTAATGCGCGAATTTTTAGCATTTGATCTTGCCTCATTTTATCTTTATCAAGACTTAATTTACTTTCTTGTATACCATCATCTACTGGCTCTTCTGTTTTTGAATTATAATTAAGCTCTGCAATATATATTTTAGTATCGTTATCTCTAGCGTTTAAATCGTCTTCTAATTGCAATTTAGTTATTTCTAATTCCTTAGCATCTGCTTGCGCTTGTTGTGCTAATTTATTTGAATCTTCACCAGCTTTAGCATTTCTTTGATTTATTTTATCTTCAGCCAATTCTAATTTTCTTCTCATGTCAGATAAACTAGGACTAAAATAAATATCCATAACACTAGCCATACTACCACCATTTTGTAAGAAAGCTTGTGCGTATCCTTTTAATGCTTGCTCAAGTTCCATTGCTTTAGATGAACTAGTACACACTATACCATAATCTGCTTCAGAAAACTCTTCTCCGTCTATATTAAGCATTTCAATAGTCTGATCGTCTAAAATATATTGAACTTTTTTATTATTTCCTTTTAATGCTATTTTAGCTGTTTCTAAAAATATAGTAAGTGCACGTAATTTAACTTTTTCATGTAAGTGAAACCAGTACTCTGTTATATGTGAAGATTGGTTAACAGAACGCTCTACACCACCTACAGTTTCATTATTAGAAATTTGGCCTTGCCTTTGTGCAGATACACCAGCAATTTCTCCCATTTCTAATTTTATAAATTCTAATAGTTGAATATGCTGTTGTATGTAACTTCCAGTTTCCATATCAATAGCTCTACCACCTTGGGTATTAAAACTACCTGCTAATTTACCTGTAGCAGCTCCTTGGCTTCCTTCTTTAAAAGAATCAATTACTGCTATTTTATTTACTACTGCAAAATGTAACCATTTATCTATTTCCCAATTTTCTGGTACTTTAGCTAAATCTAATTCAAATATTTTACCATAGTTAGTAGCAATAGCTTTGTTTAATCTATCAAACAAAACATCATATAAATATTGATAGTTTTTACACCTATCTAATAATGATACTGCTTTACCTTGGTTAGTATTATATATTTGCCCTACAATACCTGAACTACAAAACGATGGGTTATTAATTTTATTAAATTGTACTGGCCTTGGTCTCATATTAATATAAATATCTTTACCAATTTTTGTACCTTCCCAAAATTCATTAACCCACAAATCAGTAGATTCTTCTCCTGCGTTTTTATCTAAAATGTATTCTTCAGATCTAGTTTTATAATCTTCTTCTCCATACTCAGTATAATATTTAACTTTCTTAATCTTCTTTAATGATTTCCAATATACTCGTAATACTCTTACGTTACCATTATCATCTGTAAAGTCTGAACTAAAATGGTGCCCATTAATTTCAGCAATATTAAATAAAGCGTCTAAACTTTCGTTACCATCTCTAAGTAAGGTATGATTATTTTGATCATCAGAATAACTACCTCTAGATTGTACAGTTGTATATTCTAAAATGTGGTCTATGTCTTCGGGCTTTAATTGATCATGATAATGATCTACTATTCTACCTGGACTCCAATGATCTTCTAAAATTATAATAGAAGAGTCATCTATTTTATCTGAGTTACCAGATCTAATTGAATGTACTTTTAATGGATTTAATTTTTCAAATGTAGGCTCGTTATGAACTATATCAATTTGATATATTTCTTCTGCCATTATTAAAGCATCTTTAAAACCATTGTTAAATTTAGTATCAAAATCTAACTCTTCCCAGTAATGCCTAAGTATTTGATTAGCCATTTTTTCACGAAGATCTTGCCAATCGTATTTCATATAGTCTTCTAACTCCTGCATTTTAGTTTGGAGTTCTTCTTCTTTATAATTGGCTTGTAGAAATTCAGTAATTTTTTGTAAAAGAGCTTTCTTTTTGTCCTCTTCTTTTTTAGTTACTGCATTTTGATTAACAACAATAACTTGCCAATCAAATCTTCGTTTTATTTCCTCACCAACCAATAAGTCAATCTTTGGGACAACTATTGGATTATGAGGTATGTTATCTGGAATGTATGACGCATCTATATTAGATGGGTTTAATACAGTAGTTAAATCCCTAACATCTATAATACCATTATACATGTTAAGGTTAATAACTTTATTTTTTAATGTTTTCCTTACGGATTCATTATGGTAAAAAGAATGCGTATCTGCATGATCTACATTACTAATTCTCCACTCTTTAGTTTTTTTAACGTAAGCTAACCTTTGTGGGGGAAGACTAACACTATTTATTCTTGCCATAAATTTTTATTAACTCGTTAATATACAAAAATAAATTAGAAAAGTCAATTTATTTTTAATTATATATAACCATTTGGGTTATTCCCAATAGCTATTATTTTTGGATTTTAAATCTTTCATCGTGATCTTGCATTGTTACAAAATTCCTACTAAAAAATGGATCAGACCCTAGTGACTTTTTAGGGATACCTCCATTTTTTTTAGCAGACTCTGTTCTTTTAGCTCTATCTTCGCGTAATATAAATAACATTCCTGCAGCAGACACTCTGTCAAAGTTACCATCTGAATTCCATTTAATACATTCTTCAATATAAGCTAACCCACGTAATCTATGTAAATTTAATCTAGCGTCATCTTCATCTCCATACGCTTTAGTGATCATCCAATCTGCTTGAAGTAACCTACCCCATCCATTTATACTTGCATTAGCATGAGTTCCTTTAGCTTTATTCCCATATAAATTTGTAGCTTTTACAAAATCCATATCTTTTAATATCTGAGGAACATCACATAAATATCTTAATGCATTTTTTTTATCAAAATAACTAAATAATCCTTTTAAGTTACTTTCGTAATTTCCTTCTGCCTCGTAAAATTGTAATGTTCTTAAAGCTATTTCATACGCTTCATTAGCTGTTCTAGGTCTACCTGAATATTCTGCTACAATTCGATCAGTAAATGTATCCATAATTAAAATACTAAATAAAGATCCACCTGTATCAGCATCAACAGGGTCAATACCTGCAATGTACCTTCCACGCGTAATGTCTCCATTAGCATTTTTTCTAGGCATTTCAAATATCTCTAAAGCACCTGATCTATCTCCTGTTGCTAAATCATAAGACCTAAGAGGACT